TGGCCTATAGGTAAAACTCTTGCTTTTATTGAACACTGTAACGTAATTGTTGGGCCAGAGACTGGGGTTTTAAATGCCGCAAGTATGATGCGTAATCATAAATGTGTATTCTTGTCTCACTCTTCCAATGAGAATTTAACTAAGCATTGGAATAATACAACTGCATTTGAGCCAGAAGAGTGTCCGTGTTTCCCTTGTCATAAATTACATTATGGTTTTTCTACCTGCAATAGAGACGAAGAAACTGGTGGCGCTCTGTGCGCTTCTAACATTAAACCTGAGAGGGTAGTCAGAGATATTTTGAGAAATATGAGATGAGCACATATCTAGTATTATGCCAAGACATGGCTAGGGAGGTAGGCATACCCGGAACAGGCCCAAGTGATATAACTCCTACTATTGAAGAGGAGAAGGATGTTGTCCGTTACATAAAAGATGCGGATTTAGATGTCCAGAGGATGTGGTTTAACTGGGATTTTTTGTGGAGTGAGCATTCAGCAACTACTACGGTAGATTCTTCTGTTATATCCTCTCCATCTGATTTGGCTCAGTGGAATATAGACTCTGTTGTATATGATCCTACTTCTGACAATTGGCAACCGTTAACATATGTTGGATGGAAAGAATATAGAGAAGATTATAAGTATGGAAGCGTTGCTACTGGTATTCCTGAGTTCTTTTCAGTTAAGCCCAACAATGTGGTTGATCTGTACCCTACTCCTGATTCGTCAACAACACTTACAGCAGAGTATTGGGCAGTACCAACTGAGTTATCTGCGGCTAGTGATGTATCTGTTATACCGACATGGTTTCACAGGATTATTATTTGTAGGGCAAAGATTTACTATGGTGAGCAGAATGATGCGCCGGAGGTAACGTCTGGGGCTATTGCAGAATTTACTGATCTGTTAGATAAGTTAGAGGCAGATCAACTGCCGAGCCAGAGAAACAGGAGATTTTCTGTAACACAGGATTTGTCTAACTTTACAGTGGTTCCGCAATGACTATTGCTAGACGACCACCTTCATCAAGCGTTGGTTCTCAATATTTTCCATTTGCTGGTGGATTAAATATTATTACTCCCGCTCTTTCTTTACAACCCGGTGAGTGTATAGCCGCTAATAACTTTGAGGTAGATATCAGAGGGCGATACAGAAGATTAGATGGATACGAGAGAGATGATGGTCACATTCTTCCTTCGGATATAACTTTTTATAGGATTCCTTTTACTATTGGCACTGCTAAAGATTCTGTTTTTACGAGTGCTTTTAGCAGTGCGTTTGATATGCAGATTCCATCAGTTGGAGATTTAGTTAAAGGCGCTTCTAGTGGTGCTGTAGGTTCTGTATTAAGTGTTAGTATTGAAGATATAACTGGTGATGATGCAGCCGGTACTTTCCCTACTTCAGATGCAGAAGGGTATGTATATTTTGTGGTAAGAACTGGAACTCTTGAGGACGGGGAAACACTATATTTTTTAAACAAGAATAGCGCTTTTGGGAGCGCATTTAACGTGGAGTATGGATAATGGGAACACCAACAGCACTTAGGAAAACTAGGGCAGTTTTAACTGGAACTAGTTTTGCTGACAATACGACAGGCGCTATCACCGCCCAAATGGTCAGACAGTTTACTGAATCTGGAATGGGCGGCTATGGCTGTATAAACAATGCAGGGGTAGGCGGGGGAGCCTTAACAGTGCAGGCTTCTACAACCGTTACTATTGATTGGTCTTTAGGTTCATCTGGGTCAGACGTAGCACAGGATACAGGAAGTGTGTCTTCTACAACTGTAGGAACAGATGCAGATTATACTAACGATCAAATCATCATCTATGATAAAGGATTTTTTGCAGTTAACTGCAATTTATCTATGAGGCAAATAGCCGCATCAACAAATATTCTTTGGACGGCTATGATATCTACGTCTGATACAGCCGGTGCTACTACAGATTCTCCTGCTTTACAGTCTATTCAATATCTAGGCAATGCAAATGATGTCGGTAACTTTAATATGTGTGGAATAATTGATACGACTAGCCATACTACTTATACCGACGTGTATGCGAGAATAAAGCATGGAGATGGAAGTGACCAAACTATAGATATATGGTATGGTCAATTAATGGTATATAGGATTGGATAATGGGGCTTCTAGCCACTGCTCTTTCCTATGGCCCTCCTGTATTAAGGGATAAATATAGTGGTTCTACTATTGTCGCTGAAGCAATAACAGCAATAGAAGACCAGAGAAGCATTATTGATGTAGTCCCCGGAGAGGGAAATGTTTTAGGTGTATGGGGATATCTAGGTGATTTATATGCATTCAGAAATAAATCTGGTGGTGCAAGTGCTGGTATGTATAAAGCAACCTCTACTGGATGGACTGAGATTGATTTAGGAACAGCCTTAAACTTTGATGGAACTACTGGCAATGGAGAGGTGGTGATAGATTCTGTTTTAAGTGGGGCAGGTGGTGCGTCTGGAACCGTAGCGGGTATTACCTATTATGGGAACTGGGATGTTGGAGCAGCAGGTACTGTAGTGCTTACCGGAGTTACAGGGACATTCGTTGATAACGAGGCATTAACCAGTCCTACTCTTAGTTTTGATGGGGGTGATGTAGAGATACTGAAGGGAGAAACTGTAACAGGTGCCTCTTCTGGAAAGACGGCCACAGTAAAAATAGTTACGATTGCAAGCGGCGCATGGGAAACTGATGACGCCGCAGGTTACTTGTCTATTACTAGTAACACAGGTACATGGACAGATGATGAAGAAATACATGTCCTTGGAGCAAAACGGGCGCTAGTTAATGGTAGTAGTGAACCATCTGCAAAGACATTAGCAAATGCTTATGGTACTCAATATGCACAAACTATCCAATCGGGTGGTACATATGAGTTTGTTAACTTTAACTTCCAAGGTGAGGAAGGAACTGAAACAATGTATGGTGTCAATGGGGTTGACAATGCGTTTGAGTTTGACGGTACTAACTTTACAAAGATAAGAACAATTGTAGCGGTAGACACTCCTAATCATGTAGAAGCATATAAAAACCACTTGTTTCTTTCTTATACTAATGGCTCTCTTTTTAACTCTGGTCTTCAATTGCCTACAATTTTCAGTGTCACTATGGGTTCTGCTGAGACAGTAGTAGGCGATAGCGTTACCGGGATGTCAGTTGAGTCAAAGGATGCCCTTGCTATATTTGGTAGAAATAATATGTACGTATTGTATGGTAAGTCTAAGGATGACTGGAACCTTACTACATTCTATACTGGATCGGGTGCGGTTGATGGCACTGTAGAAAAAATGCAAACAACTATATTCTTGGATGATCGAGGACTTACATCTCTAGGTGCTACTCTTAACTACGGTGATTTTAAACAATCCATTATCTCTGAAAAGGTTGATCCCCTCATTCAGAAGTATAAAGACAATGTAGCAGTTTCTCTCAGAGTAAGAGAAAAGAACCAATACAGGTTGTACTTTGATGATAAGACCGGCATAGCCATGACGTTTATCAATGGTAAAAATGAGGGAATAATGCCCTTTACTATGCTTGATCAAATTATTTGTTCGGCTTCTACTGAAGACTCCAATGGTGACGAGGTTTTATATGGTGGATTTGATGATGGTTATGTCAGGAGAATAGATTCTGGTACATCATTTGATGGCGATTCCGTTGCGGCCTTTATCAGGCTCGCATACTTTCACTATGGAACCCCACAGTTAAAGAAGCGGTTCAGGGAGATTCTTCTAGAACTCGCGGCTGATACAAGCACAACATTGAACATATATCCTGACTTCAATTATGGGGATAGCACTGTCCCCACATCTACGGCTTACGATATAACTGTAACCGATGAGGACTGGTCAGTAGATGATGTCAGTAACCCCGCTCTGGGTATCGCAGTGATTGATAAGGCCAGAGCCAGAATACAAGGCGTTGGAGAAAACATGGGAATTCTTATAAAGAACACGACCACATATGATAAGCCTATAACTCTACAGGGTGCAGTTGTCCAATACTCTGATAGAGGACTGAAGAGGTAATACGATATGGCAGATATTACAAAAGAAGACTGGATAAAAGAAGGGACTTATCCGGGTGGTAAATCTCTAGATGAGAAAGACCCGCATATTGATAAGTATTACACTGATTACATAAAGGCAATAGATAAAGCAACTCCAAAGAAGAGAGCGGCTATAGAAAAACAGCACGGTATTGTATCGAAGACAACCACGAAGAAGAAAGACAATGGAACTCAACCAGAGTTTGTACGGACTGAGAGGCCAGAAACACCGGCAAGAGGAGCCGACCCAGAATACGAAGGCCCAGCATATCAAGATTGGCGTGATGTAGATTTCTCCCCTCCGGGCATGGAATTCAGAGAGGTTCCAGATAGCGAGAAAATCGGCAACATAATGGCCGAGTATTACAATACAAAGAATCCATTATATAGACAGATGACCGAGGCTCTCGCTAGAAAATTTGGAACTAGGCGCGGGACTCAATTTATGGAGAGCGCGATACTAAGCATTGGTAACATGGTTTTTCAGATGGCGAGTGCCGATCAAAAACTCTACAAGGACAACAGAGAGTTATGGAACAAGGGATATTTCCAACTTAGGACTGCCAGACTTAATGCTGCCGTGCAAGAAGCGGTTGCTCATGTCGCTGGTAATTACCAACTAACTGCGACAAAGATAAATGACATAACGAATCAGTGGAAAGCTCAGTTAGCCGCTGATGTTCAAACGTATGGTATAGATGTTACAGCCGATGTACAGACATACATAACTGATGTCGATAAGGTATTGAGGGGCGCTACTCTTCTTTCAAAAATAAAAGATAATCCAGAAGCCGCCTCTTTTCTATATAACATGGTATTTGGAGACACAGCGATTAACCTAGAAGATTGGGCTGTATACTGGGACGAAAAATATGGTGATATAGCCGATACTGGTTCTACTGAGACTGAGACTGCGGATACTGGAAGCAGTCGAGCACAATTTGAGGCTAGTTTAAAGACTAGGCTTGAGAATGGTGACTGTCCGGGTGCACGCGCTCTTGCAATATCTCTAGGAGGGAAGAAGCGTAAGCATTGGGCAACGGACATCTATAAGGCGTCATCCTGTAGTGAGAAGTTGCCAATCTAATATGAAAGAATGATAAGAATCGCTAAGAACAGCGACATAAAACAAATCATAGGGGTGTGTCAAGAAGCACACCAGTTGTCCCTCTCCAAAGATGTCCCCCTCGATGAGAAGATTCTTAGGAAGAACATACAGGTTTGTGTGCTCTCTGCCGAGCACTTGGTTAACGTCGTAGATATAGAT